TTCCATTGAGGGGCTGCATTCTTTAAAGCATTAACTAGCACATCTGTAGTTAACTTACCTGCAGCAGCCATTTCTTTCAAACCTTTGGCTGTCAACTCTGCACCTCTTCCTGTACGAATTAACTCTGCTTCAATTGCTCTCAACACATTAGGAGACGCTTCTGCAATAGAATTAAATTCACCCCCGTTCAATCGTCCTGCGTTGATAGATTGAGAGAACTGCAGCATAGCACTGGAGGCTTCTTGCCCTGTAGCACCAGCTAATTTCAGAGCTGTACTAAATGATTCTACAACTGTTTGAGTATCCTTAACACCAAGTCCCATCTTTTGTAAAGGAACTGCCATACGTGTAAACAGTTTCACTGAGTCCTCTAAAGGAACTCTCAATCGTTGCGCCATTTCAAACAAAGAATGTTGTACATTAACAGCAACTTCCATACCACCTACAGCAAGGGAAAGCTTAGACTGCATCATACTCCAAGCATCTGCTTGTTTGACGATGTTGGTAAAGAAATTTACACCTACATAAGCTAAAGCTGCTGTAGCCATTGAGCGTAATGTGTTGACATAAACATTGCCACGTCTAGACACTTCGTCCAAACCTTTAGCATGTTTATCAAAAGCATCATTCATCTTCAGAGCTTGCATGTGTTGCTTAACCATACCACGCTCATGTGCTTCTGCAGCCTTTGCAGCTCTCTCAGAAGCTGCTGCTTGACGTTCTAACTCTTTAGCTAACTTACCATCTGCCATCAACTGTTGTTTGACAGAAGCAGCTACCATAGCGTCATTCATCTTGTTAGCAGCAGTATGAGCCTTGATTAGCGCAAGTTCTTGAGCTGTTACACCCCTAGCTGTTGCTTCAGATGTTTTTGATACTTTGTTGTTAGATTCAGCAAGCTTCTGTTGAGCAATGACAAAAGACTTCGTTTCAGCGTCCACAGAAGCTGCTGCTAAAGCTAAATTCTTTAAGTCAGTAGTAGCATCCCTAATGCCTTGTGACTTTACTACGATTGATAATTCACTTGTTGTCATTGCCATATTAGGCTTCCTTTTTATCTACTTTGTTTCGCAGCTTCTATTGAAGCCCTAAATTTACTTGCTACTGATTTTCTACGTTCTACAGTCATATCTGTTTCAGAGTATGGAGCTGGACGACCCATCTCTGTTCCTGCATGAATTTCTGCAACGTAAGCACAACTCATCTCGTACAACATATTTGCTTCCCACGGAGTTAGTCGCTTATCAGCAATTTCATTCCATGCATATAATTCTTGCCACGTTATAGGCGTAGCTCCGTTAGCACCCTGTCCACAGAGTCCCATCTCATAAAACAAAAGGACTAGAAACTCGGCTGTGCATTGCGGCAAAGAGAGTTCTAGTCCTAATTCTTGTTCTAACAGTTTTGCAGCTCTAGTCTTCTTTTCTTTCTCTGGTACGCTGTGATACCATCCTAGTTGTTTAGCGAAGAGGAGCAGCTCTTCAGACAGGGTTAGAAGAAATTTGCATTATCTTCCAATGCTGTTTCTGCAAATTCCAACAGCCAATGGTACTCTGGATTACCGTACAACTCTTCCAGAGCTGCTGTGGTATCATACTTACCACCATCATCAGATTCAAGATGTTCAATCTTGGCTGTCATAGCTGCAATGAACTTAACACGATCTGCCAACAATTGCTTGCCAGTGGTTTTAGATTTTACTTTGGCTTGCTGTTTTGCAATGAAGCTGTCTGTTTGTGCTTCTGTGTAATCACGATACTGCTTAGAAGCTTTACCGTAGATGTGGAGGGTAACTTTATTGCCTTTATCATCAATCAATTCACCGACAGAAGGGTGCAAGACAACGACAGGAACAGCGGAAGTTTTAGCTTTCAATGAGCTTAATTTAAATGACATTTTTATATCCTTATAGTTTGAGAGAATTTAATTTATGTTATAAGAGGGGAATCTATGTTCCCCTTCTTGTTGCTAACGAATGTTAGACAGGACTACTGTTTGACGCTAGTTAAACAGGAACTTCAACGATTTCAGAAGTAATCTCGTAGTTCGCACTACCAGCTACGACGTTATCAATCGTACCAATTTTCTTAACGAACGATGTGAACAAGCACATGAAGTAAGTGACAGCACCGTCTTGTTCTTCAACTTTAACTGCGAAAGCCAAGTCTGAAACAGAAGCTGCTTTAACCAAAATCTGACCTGCATCAGAAGCTTTAGAAGCAAACTCATAAGAGCCACTACCGTTGTTAATAGAGCCTTTGAATTTCTTAATAACACGATTACTCAATGGGCTGTGGTTAATAACGTTAACTGTAGCACCGAAGTCACCAATGTTTGTAATCTCACCAACTTCAACATAAGTTTTAGTTTCAAAACCTGCTTGGTTGATAGTTGTTGGCTCACCACCGATAGTTGCGATAGAAAGCTTCGTACCTGCTGCGCTGTGAATTTCTGACATTTTCTTTTCCTTTAGTTTTAATTATTAAGCGTAAACAACAACTTTCATTGTAGCTGCACCTGAGAGGGTAACAACTCCAGTACCTGTAAGATACGCTTTGATCTTGTCGAGGTTCACAATCTTTGTTGCACCTGCTGCAACTACAACGCTGAAACCTGCTGTCAAGTCGATTGTAGTGGAAGTGCCAGTGACAGGGTAAGCAGCACTAGGAGCACTACCTTTAATAACCATTGTCAAAGAACCACCAGTAGTGTTATTCAACTCCACCAACTGATTACTACCAGCCACGTATGTCAATGTGTCAGATGCTGACGCTGTATTGACAACTGCTGTAACAACACCTGAAGCACTCTGTAGTGCTGTACTTGTTAATACTGCCATTTTATTTCCTTTATTAAATTTGCCTTACGGCTTGAAAGCGCCCTTGAGGGCAAATTTTACTGCTAATAGTTTTCTTGTCTGTATCTGAATCGAACAGGAGTTACGAGCCATTGAGCTTGATACAGAGTGTTCATAATAGAACCTGTCTGTTCGATGCTTACAGTTCCTGTCTTTGGTACTACAGGGAAGAGGTCTATGAGTGCTTGTGCAATCTCTTCTGACTTCTTTGTACCAACACCTTCTTTGGTGTATATGTTGAATTGAATCAACCCTGTTAATGTTTTTCTAGATGCACTCACTGTTTGATTGACAGTTGTGGCAGGGATGATGTATAGTTCTATGAACGTAGCATCTGTTTTAGTGTAAGGCATATTCTCGTAAGCAATTGGTATTGCAGGAGACTGAGCTGCTGCCCATGCCTTCACTTTAGCTTCTACTTCTAAGCGTATTGTTCTTTGAGTCATGTTTAGCCTATCTTAGCTTTGATCTTGGCAATGCTTGTGTCTATCATGGCGTAAGGTTTCTCGTGAGAGCCATTCCACCAAGACCAATCACCGTAACCCTGAATAACTTCAGCCTTGCCCGCTGGATAACCTACAGCGTCAACACGGTAAGCGTATGGGACATTGTTTGTTAGTGAGAGGTATCCGTCTTTGGCAACAAATGTCTTAGCTGACTTCATTGCGTTTATACGTGTGATACTGTCACCACCGTTGTCTGACTCTGCAGAGGTTTCTTCATTAGAGATTTTGTTCTCTGCTGGATACCATTGATTTGCTAATAAACCGTCTGTGTATTGAGGGCTGCTAGGAGAAGCTCCTCTAGTCTGTCCAATCCAAGAAGGACTTGGTGTAAGGTGAACAACAGATAATGAAGTTTCAACAAACACATCTACTATCTTATCATTAACTTCTTGTTGAAGCTCTTTGATGTTTGCTTTTATACTATCTGCAAAGCTACCCATTTGTTTGTCCTATGATTATACTACGATAGTGGCTAAAAGTCAATAGCTGTATTTAACGCTTCTTGCACAATAACTTTATTGTTCTAGAATCTTTTCTGCCATCTGACGTAATGATATTGTTTGTCAAGTCGTAGCTGCTATTAACAACACCTCCTTCAACAAAGAGAGACGTTACATCATCTTGTAATCTCTCTGAAGAAGGAGTTAATCCGCTACTAACGACCCAACTACTTGTAATAATATGCTCACCTGTTTGCAACCACAAAGTCCAATCAAAACCATAGTCTAATTTTGCACTAGGAGCATGAACAAATTCTTTTTGTATATTAGACATTACTACATCCTTATTTTGTATTTTCTGGTTTCTTTGCAAACATGTGAGATAGTGTCCTCGTATTCAGGTTTCCAATACCTATTCTCTTTGCAGACATAATGCTTGCGCAACTCATTGAGCACATACTCAATTTCAATAGTAGCTGAGGATTCGTTGGAATCTGAAGCTTCTGTGACATTTAGGTTAGCAAGAACATCTACGGCACCTGTAACCAATATTCCATCAGACTCTTCATAAACACTCGCGTTAGCTGCTACAATATTGGAAGCTAGTGCTTGTAATGTATCTGAATCTTCTTGACTTATTACTGAAGCATGAATTGCTACGGCAACATTGCTTATCAGAGAGTCACTTACTTCTGTAATATTCAGATTAGCTGTAGCAGGAGTATGAGAAGCTGTCGCTGTTAATGTGTCGCCAAACTCTGTGATATTGGAATTGACAACAATTGCTACAACACCATTACTCGAAACAACATCAGCAATTTCTACAAGATTAGCTGCAGAAGAAACTCTCACACTACTGGCTGCAACAACACTATCAGAGACTTCGTTGGTAGAGAACGTACCTGTAACAAAAACAGAGACTACAGAAGCAAGAGTATCAGAAAATTCTGCTACATTTAAGT